GTTGGTAAGAATAATGGAGTAACAAATAACTTTCGCGGCGCATGTGAGAGCGCGGGGCAATACCTTTCGTGAGATGACACTAGCCCGTTCCTTTCCCATTCTTGGATCAACACCGTTCTGACGTCTAAAGGACTAAGTAGGTGGACCTAGGTTGAGGAGGAGCTGAGTTCAGTTTTAAAAGCAGAGTTGATTACTACTAAAACCCGGGTTAAGTGAGAGTGCACCATTCTGGGATCAACACCATTCTGACGTCTCAGAGACTAAGTAGGTGGACCTAGGAACATTTCAAACTGCTGCCGGGGAAAAGTAATGATTGCGACGATTATCGGCGTCGCGATTTTGCGCCCTTCTTCTTAGGGAGGGTCTTCTTCTTGGTTTTCTTGTTTCTGTTTTGACGTTTAGCTCGGAATCCTTTGACCGCACGATCCACCAGGGACGCGATGCCATGAACACCTCTAATCGCTGGTCCGACCCTTGGGAAGCCTCCAAACACTTCGGAAGTAGTGTTGATGACATCGAGCATGGTGGTCCAGAAATCTGGGTTGTCCTTGACAGGTACTGAAACTGGTAAGTTTCTAGCTAGTTCGTGGTAAAGGCGGAGAGCCCGCGGGTCCAAGGGAGGTGAGGAGTGTGCCAAGGTGGCGACGAAACTGTTGAGTACGGGTTGTAATTCCCATGCACGCCAAACCTTCAGGACGAAGGCTTGGTCAGTTGTCGCTTTCGGCACGACGACTCGAAAGCATATGCTGTCGTAGCCGTTGTCCCAAATCGGGGCGCAACCTTCGAATTGGCAGTATCTGTCAGCGGTCTGCATACCTGAGGTCGCGGAATCAGAGGTTTCACCGTCAACAACATCGTAGAAGTTGAATTCGGCCTCGCGATTCATCGCTACAGCATATGAGCCGTCTCTTACAGGCGTCAGGTTACAGCCAGTGCCCAATCCGGGGAGGAGAAGGGAACGAGCGCCTGTGATATGCCAACGTAATAGACTGTTTAGGTTGCTGTCCTCCAACGGCAGGCGCTTAAGAGGAGTCTTCAGGGTCGCTACACTTCCGTATTGGGTAAAGGAATTGTTCAGGGAGACCAATTCAGCAGACGAAGCCATGAGGCGTCCGGAAGACACTTCAGTGGTGTTGTTGTCTTCGTTTTGATTTCCTGCAAACAGAGATAGTGTCTCTGTGAAGTATGTGGGCTTCCAATTCAATATAGGCATGACCTTGCTGTCATCAGAAAAAGGGATGTTCCCAGTCGAGTCTAGATCGTAAGAAACTGTGCTGTAGGCGATGTTCGCAGTTGGGGTCATCAAATAGTATGTGACCTTGCCTGCTGGAGCGTTTACAGTGAAGTATTCAAACGTCTTGTTGACGAAAGTGGGACCAGAGAAGTCATCGGGGATGCCTTCTGAGTCAAGATTTTCAAAATCTGGGGCCGCGGTGGCTATCTTGAGGAAAGCCGCCGAGGAATCTGGATAATTCATAATTGCTAAGTTTTAATATTTGTGGTATTGCGGCCCGCGTCCTACACGCGGGAGGGGCCCGTCCCCCTTAGACAGCCACGATGGGCTGCCCGGGGACGGGAAGCGCCCCATCGTCCAGGACGGGGGCGCTGCTAGGCGACGCCGTTGCCGGTTTGGCGGCGGCGTGTTTGACCTGCTCATTTCCTGAGGGAGCTTGGTCTTGGGCGGCAACTGTTGCAGCAGGTGCTTCGGGCCCTTTATTGGGTGTTTGTTTGGGTCGCCAGCCAACGGTCTTTTGTTTGTTCAACCTGGAGCTTGGTCTGGCAAGCTTCAAGTTGGGGGCCTTGTTTACAAGAGCCTGAGGCTCGGCGTTGGCTAGTAGCTGGGGAACGGCGCTGTCGAATGCTGGAGCCTTCGCAGGACGTTGACCATCTTTGTCTTGGCAGACTTTGAAGTGGGCATGGCATTCTTTGCATCTCCTAAACTTGTCCCGAACTCGTGCTGTGCAGAGTGGACGTCCTTCAAACCATCCGGTCTGTTTGTGGGGATTGGAGTTAATGCAAGGGTAGTCTGTGGGTGCTGCAGGGTCAGCAACCACAACAATGTCGGGACTCGCGGGTAGGACCAGTTCGCCGTTGCAACTGTATGGTTGCGCAGCTCTTTTGGCCTCGAGTTCAAGCAGGACGGGGGGTTTGTCCCACTTTGCGTCATTGTTTGACAAATACTCTAAAAATTCATCAATTTTGGTTGGTTCGAACTCCAAATTGAAAATGGCGTGCTGCCAATCCAATTCGTGTTCGTCCCCACCGACTTGATAATTCGTTTCGCCTTCAAACGACTTGGCGAGCAGGTCATTCCATTGCCTGTCCTTGTCAAGGCGTGCGAGGGTTGCCGCGCTCTTGCCAACCCAATTGTCCCAAGCTGGTTGGGTTTGCTTGATGATCATGCGCATCCAGTCACCAATCAACAACGTTTTGGCGTCGTTGACAAGTATGGAAGTAGCTTTCATGTATGCAACAATGGGGGGTGGGAGGTCAGAGCACGTTGAAACGTGGAATTTGGAAAGAGTGCGGAGGGGGGAGCAAATGTTCATTGTGCTCCCGTTCCAAACAGCAGGATGGTAGTGTCTGGCCAGAAAATCGACAGATTCGCCCCGCTTTCGGATGACGAATTTTAGACTGAATCCCCAAAAGCGTGCTGCCTTGATGGAAGCATCGGGGTCGAGATTACGTTGGACAGTATCATCACCGGCGGCCAATCCTAAATTCATGTAGCATCCGGCCTCCGTCATGTTTGTGGAGGCGCGTAAGCAGCAATAAAGGATGAAAGCAGCACGTGCTGTGTTGAGGGCGGAGGTGTATGGGTCACCACTAGCTTGGGAGAAGTCTTGTTCGTACCAGACTCCTTTCCCCGCATTCACGCAATTGTTGTACGTCTGTTCGTACCACGCATCAATCTCCTCGTGTAGAGAAGGGTGAAAAGAAGCGCGGAGAAAAGCACGATCAAATTCGCGTACTAGGTGGTTAACTGTACCATCCATCCTGGAAAAGTCTCCTAATGCGATGTCTTTGGTTCGCTCGTCATTGATATGTTCTGCAACGCGACGAGCGACCTCAGCTGGTGAAATCCCGAACGAGTACCATTTCGTTTTCTTCATCTTGCCTGCCAGTGGCAGGGCTATTCGGGAATTCTGTTGGCGTACCTTGTCAGGCATGACGGTGATGTTTCTCGGATCTATGGCCTTCATTGCTGCCTCAATTTTCAAGAAACTATAAGTCATCTGCCCAATCCAGGCAGCGTATTCTAGCCAGTTGGCTCCAGTGATCCATCCACTCTCCTCATTTCCAATGCGTTGGCTCGGCTTCGTCTGTTTCTCGTCCACTTCGACGTCTGAAAACAGCTCGCGTATGGCAGGGCCGGTGTCGACCTTGTATTCGCGGATAAAGCCTTGGATGAGCAACTCGTGTTTCCTGGTGATGGCCGGTGGTAAGCCTACTGGCCGCACGTCAACAATCCGAGTAGCGATGCTGTGTTGCATGTTTTCTCGAACCTTGGCAGGTACATAAGTCGCTCCGAGGATGCAACCGTCAAAATACGGTTTCAGCACCACTTCGTTTTCCTGCCCAAAATCTTCGGGTCGGAATGTGTAAACGAATAGGTTGGGAGAGCGGGTATAGGACACGGCACGCGCATGATTGGTGCTAAGAGTGGCGCCTTGAATCATGAGAAGTAATTGATCGGTCGTCCACTCGTGTTTGCCATAGTATTGGGCGAATGTGGATGGAGAGATCATTTTCTTCTGATTCAGATTCCAGCTGCGGATGATGTTGTATCCGACAGTGTCTAGAATGGCAGCTCTTGCACTACCCACGATGTTGTACGTGTACACTCGCAGGCCTGATTTCTGGTCGATGTGCGTCATGGCGCAAAGCTTGGATCCGTTCTGCAAGTCGTTGTCTGGGACGTTGACGACAGAGGGTCGGACACGGGTTGGCAATGCTCCAGTGACGTCCTTGGCAAACCATAAAGTCTTGATCAGCCCGAAGCGGACACACGGCTTCAACACCCAAATAATGCGATCCTGCCCGCAGTCAACGCGGAAAGCGAAGAAAAGCGAGCTCTGCAACCTAAGGGCGCGGATTGAGCAATACAAGAGTGAAAACTGCGTTCCGATGGTCGCGAGTGCGACTAGGACGAATGTTAAGTCCTTGGGAGGACAAGTGACAATGGTGGGCCAAGGATAAGTGATGAATGCGAAGTATGGTACTCGCATCCACAACCGGCTGAAACAGCTAATGACGTAGGTTGTGCCGTGGATGTCAATGTTGAATACGGGAGGACTAATCTTCTTCAAGTCGATATACCACATCTTGTGAACAGTCCACTTATAACACATTTCCCATGGGCCTACAGCGACGCGAAAGATTTCGGCAGGGTCGCTATAGAAATGGACAAAAGTGAAATAGGACGTCACAAGTGCGAGGCAGAACACCAGAAATAGCTGGGTCCTGGTGAAATTCCTGAATCCGACGGTTGATACTATCTCTCCGTTGGTGTTCCATAGCTGCTGCTCGTATGTGCTCTCCCCTGGACAGGTGAAAACCCACTTGTCCTTTTGGGGATCATATACCACCTCATACTCATCCGTCATGAAGCCTCCAGAAGTAGGGGCATGCATATACGAGAATACGGGGCATTCGAGCTGGGCAGCATCGGATAACATTGTGTTGAATTCAGAAAAGCTCATGTGGTCTATGTCGTCGACAGCGTACAGAGCCTGGCCTTTTGTCATCTTTGCCGTTTTGACACGCTTGTAGTAAGCATGGTCCTTTGGAGTCCTCAATATTCGCTCTCCTTCCGCGCCTTTGTGTAGGTCAGCGGTGGAAAGGTTGAGGGAAAATGCATCAAGCCCCAAACGGGTGATGGCAGTTGTGATCCAGTGCCGTGCGGCTGAACGTCGTCGTGCTGCTACCTTGTGGTCATTTGAGGGGTTCTCGAAATGACCTTCTAAGGTGAAAGCTTGGTTGACTACGTCTTGCCTAAAACGGCTGACGGACGCGTCTGCGATGAGGCTGGTCGTTTTGGTACAGTGTGATCTGAACGCGTACGCCAACCCGAAGCGGAGCGCTACGGTGGAGAGACAAATGAGCAGGCACTGTGCAAGGAAACTGGTGAAGCCGACCATTGGGTGGTAAGCTGGGTCCAGCACTGTGTAGAGACTGCAAGAAAATAAATCTTCTATCTTTGCTAACAAGGAATAAAATAAATCAAGAGGCCGCTGCAACGGCATTGATGTAATAAGGGGGGTAATAAGGGGGAATAAAGGGGTTTGGGTGGCGCTCACGAGGCTCCACGTAATAAGGGCCAACAGCATGGATGTCATGTTGTTGACTATAACTATTTGTCG